TTTAGTGGAACAGCACAGATGCCAAAACAAAAAGTTATAGATTTTCTTACAGGATTATTTAAGACTTATAATCTGACTGCATTTAAAGAAGATGACGGAACTATTAAAGTACAAACATTAGATAGTTTCTATACTGCAGGTACGAGTTATGATATAAGCGAATTTGTAGATATAGATTCAAGTCAAATAAATGTAGCTCTACCATATAGAGAGATAGAGTTTAAATATAAAGGACTAGGAACTAAATTAGCATTACAACACGAACAGTTAGCAGGTCAAGGATGGGGAACAACAAACTTTAGAGGAGGAGATGATGAAGTAGGAGAAATAGCAGGAGATATATATACAGTAGAATCTCCTTTTGAACATATGAAGTTTGAAAGGTTATTAGATGCAGGTGCAAACTTTGCTGAAACAGATGCTCAAGTAGGATGGTGTGTAGATGATAATGATGACCCTTATTTAGGTGAACCTGTTTTATTTTATCCTATACAAATAACTAATGGTACTGAGATTAGATTTCTTGAAGGATTAAGTTCAGGAGAAGAAGATATTGATGATTACTGGATTCCAAGTAATAGTGTATCTACAAACTCAAGTACAAGTACAGCTAATATAAACTTTAATCAAGAGCTTAACGAGTATTCTCCTGATGAGAGTTTTACAGGAACATTATTTCAAAACTACTACACAACATATATAACAGATGTATTTAAAACTAAAAGAAGATTGTCAAAATTTAAAGCATTTCTTCCATTAAAAATATTAAGGAATTACACATTAGCAGATAGGTTTGTAGTAAACAACAGAAGCTATAAAATTAATAGTATAACAACTAATCTAGGAACAGGAGAAAGTGATATAGAATTATTAAACGAGGTATGATAGAAAATATATTACAATTATTACAAGATGCTAATGGTGAAACAGAAAACATTAGAATAGCTCAAGGAAAATATAAGTTTCCTGAAAGTTTAAAAGAAACATTTGCTCAATTTAAAAAAGAAATAGCATGGAAAAAATTACAATAGATCTTGTTGCTAAAACAGACAAAGCTGTTAAACAAGTTGAAGAATTAAAAAAACAAGTTGAACAACTTAGTGAGTCTGTTGAAAAAAACAATGAAACTACAGAAAAAAGTTTAAAGGGAATAAAAGGTGTTGCACAGAACGTTAAAAATGGCGTTGCTGGTGTTACTAATGGAATTAAAAGCTTAGGTAAAGGTTTAGGTGTATTTGCATTATTAGTAGCTGGTTTAAATGAACTAAAAAAGGTATTTAATCAAAATCAAGCTGTTTTAGATATATATAATGTAGCTTTTGAATCAGTATCTATAGCTTTTAATGATTTTGTTAATTTTATTGTAGGTAATTTTCAAAATGTAAAAGATTTCTTTAATGCTTTGTTTACAGATCCTTTAGTAACAATGAAAGAATTTGTAAATGTTTTTAAACAAGGTGTAATTGATAGGTTTGAACAATTTAAAGAAACTTTAGGCTTTATAGGCCAAGGATTAGGACAATTGTTTAAAGGAGAATTTGCTAATGCAATGGAAAGTTTTAAACAAGCTGGAAAAGAAAGTATTGATATAATTACAGGACAGGATCAAAGTTTCGAACAAGTAAAAAATACAGTTGTAAATTATACTAAAGAAGTTGTTAATACTGCTAAGGCAAATGTAGAACTACAAAAAACAGCTGAAAGAGCAAGAGTTTTAAATCAAGGTCTTATAGAAGATTATGATAGACAAGCAGAAAAACAAAGACAATTAAGAGACAATGAATTTAATACTATAGAAGAAAGAATAGCGGCAAATGATAAATTAAAAGCGGTATTAGAAGAGCAAGCAAAAACAATGCAAAAAAATGCAGATACAGTACTAGCTGCTGCTCAAGCTCAATATGATAAAAACAAATCAGAAGAAAACTTTATAGCATTACAAGAAGCTAAAAATGAAAAACTTGCTATAGAGGCTCAAATCACTGGTTTTATGTCAGAACAAGATTCTAACCGTAATGCTTTATTAAGAGAAAAACTAGATTTAGAACAAGGTGATATAGATGCAATTGCTGAAAGACAAAAAGCTGAAAGAGACTTTAATACAGAACAAATAGAAAACGAGTATTTAAGATTACAAACACAGAAAGATAATTTAGAAAAGGAAAGAGAAATAGAATTAGAAAGATTAGAAAATAAGAAGAAATTATATAAAGAAGGAACACAGGCTTATGCTGATGCTAATAATGAACTACTAGCTTATGACGAAGAAACAAAAAGACAACAGGCTAAAATAGAAACAGACTTAGCTAAAGCAAAAGAAAAAGAAATTACTAATGCACTAGGTAATATAGCATCTATTGTTGGTCAAAACAGTAAATTTGGAAAAGGAATAGCAGTCGTGCAAGCTATTAGAGATACTTACGCTGGTGCAAGTAAAGCTTTAGGACAAGGAGGTATATTTGGTTTTGTACAAGCAGCAGCTATCATAGCAGCAGGTTTAAGAAACGTAAAACAAATAACAGCAACAAAAGAACCAACACCACCTTCTTTTGCAAAGGGATCTGGAGGTGGAAGTAGTGCATCACCTGCTATACCATCTGCTCCACCGGCTTTTAATGTAGTTGGAGCAAGTGCTACTAATCAATTAGCTAGTGTTATATCAGATCAGACACAACAACCAGTTAAAGCGTTTGTAGTAAGTAACGATGTTACAACAGCACAAGAACTTGATAGGAATATTGTATCAGGAGCAACGATTGGATAATATAACAAAACACAAATAATATTATTATTAATATATGGACATCATAGAACTTTTTATAGACGAATCAGATGAGTTTTCAGGAATTCAAGCAATATCAGTTGTTGAAAACCCAGCGATAGAAGAAGATTTTATTGCATTAAAAAATCAGGAATTAAAACTAGCAGAGGTTGATAAGGAAAAAAGAATTCTTATGGGTGCTGCTTTAATACCTAATAAACCAATATATAGGAAAAACGAAGATAAAGAATATTATATTTATTTTTCTAGAAAAACAGTTAAAAAAGCAAGTGAATTGTTTTTAATGAGAGGCAATCAAAATAAATCTACATTAGAACATCAATTACCATTACAAGGACTATCTGTAGTTGAATCTTGGATAGTTGAAGATGATAAATTTGATAAAACAAGAAAGTACGATTTAAGTGCACCTATAGGCACTTGGATGGTATCTGTTAAAGTAAACAATGACGAAGTTTGGAATGATTTTGTAAAAACTGGCAAAGTTAAAGGTTTTTCAATAGAAGGTTATTTTGCAGATAAATTAGAAAGACCTAACGAGCCTAATGCACTTGCTATTATGGAACAAGAAGAAGCTGCTGAGTTATTATCGCAAATAAAAGGAATAGTTAAAAAAGATAAAAGATATAAAAGTGGTAAAACACTTGAATTAGAAACTTATGCTGATTATCCATCTGCGGTTAAGAATAATGCTAAAAGAGGGTTAGAGTTAAATGAGAAAGTAAATAATAAATGTGCTACACAAGTTGGTAAAATTAGAGCACAACAATTAGCTCAAGGTAAAGCTATTAGTAAACAGACAATTAAAAGAATGTATAGTTATTTGTCTAGAGCAGAGGAATATTATAAAGAAGGTGATAACGAAGCTTGCGGAACTATATCTTATTTACTTTGGGGAGGCAAAGCTGGAAAACGTTGGGCTGAAAGTAAACTTAAAGAATTAGAAGAATTAAAAGCACCATGTTGGGATGGTTATGAGATGGTAGGTTTTAAAATGAAGAATGGTAAAAAAGTACCTAATTGCGTACCAAAAAAATAATATGAAAAAAAAATACGAGTCAAATAGATACTATACAAGTCCAAAAGATAGTAAAAGAGGATGTTTATGTAAAGACGGACTAACTTATTCTAGAAAATGCTGTGACGGTAGTTACCAAGCACAAGGTATAGGGAAAATATAACAAATCAATCTATTAATTATTATAATACTATGAAACCATTAGAAATGTTAAATCAAGTTAAAGAACTTTTAGGTGTTGAAAATGAATCTTCTGTAGAAGAAGTAAAGTTAGCACAAATGAAGTTACAAAATGGTACTGTTTTAGAAGCAGAATCGTTTGAAAGCGACCAACCTGTATTTATAGTTACTGAAGACGAGCGTGTAGCTCTTCCATTAGGTGAATATGAGTTAGAGGATGGTAAAATTTTAGTTATTGAAGAAGAAGGAATTATTAAAGAAATTATTGATAGTAAACCTGAACAAGAAGAAGTTGAAGAAGAAATTGAAGCTTCTGAAGAAATTTCTGAAGAACTAGAAGAAGAAAAAGAAGAAGAGGTCGAAGCTAAATATGTTACAAAAGAAGAATTAACTTCAGTTGTAGAAGAAATTAAAGCTATGATCGAAGATCTTAAAGGTCCTCACAAAGATGAGGAAGAAATGAGTGAACAAGTTGGACTTGCTGTAACAGAAATGTTAAGTAAAGAAAAATCAGTTGAATTAGCTGAAGAAACTAAAAAAGTAAATCACTCACCTGAAGGAAAAGAACAAAAGAAAATAAATTTGTATTCTAAAAATAGAGTACAAACAATTAAAGACAGAGTATTAAATAGAATTTTAAATTAAATAAATAATAATTATTATGGCTACTACTACATCAATTACGAGTACTTATGCAGGAGAATTTGCTGGAAAGTATATTTCGGCTGCATTATTATCTGGTGCTACTTTAGATCAAGGTAACATCGAGATAAAACCTAACGTAAAGTTCAAAGAAGTAATTAAAAAAGTTGCAACTGATTCTAATGTAATCAAAGACGCAACGTGTGATTTTACTGACACTGCTACCGTTACGTTAACAGAGAGAATCTTACAACCTGAAGAGTTTCAAGTAAACTTAGAACTTTGTAAGAAAGATTTTAGAAGCGATTGGGAAGCTATCCAAATGGGATATTCTTCATTCGATAACTTACCTCCTAAATTTAGTGATTTCTTAATAAGCCACGTTGCTGGTTTAGTTGCAGAAAAAACTGAGCAAAACATTTGGGGTGGAGTTAACGGAAATGCTGGTGAATTTGACGGATTTACAGTTCTTATGGCTGCTGATGCAGATGTAAATGACGCTGCCAACGGATCTGAAACTTCATTTACTTCTTCTAACATTAATAGCTTATTAGGAAACATTGTTGATTCAATTCCTAATGCAATCTACGGAAAAGAAGATTTAAACATTTATTTACCACCAGTTGCTTACCAAGCGTACGTTAGATCTCTTGGAGGTTTTGGTGCTTCTGGTCTTGGAGCTGCAGGTTACGAAAATAAAGGAAATCAATGGTATAATATGGGTAATGCACTTTCTTTCGATGGAATTAAAGTTGTATTAGCTCCAGGAATGCCATCTGATCACGCTGTTGCTGGTCAAAAATCTAACCTTTACTTCGGTACAGGTTTATTGTCTGATCACAATGAGGTGAAAGTATTAGATATGGCTGACTTAGATGGATCTCAAAACGTAAGAGTTATTATGAGATTTACAAGCGGTATTCAATACGGAATTGGTTCTGACTTAGTACTATTAACATTAGCTTAATAGTAATTGTATAACAATAAGAAAAGGGTAGGTGGAATTAATCTACCTGCCCTTTTTTTAATTAAAATAAAAAAATTATGGCTTGTACGTTAACAAAAGGTAGGATTGAACCATGTAAAGATGTAGTTGGTGGAATAAAAAATGTTTATTTTACTGACTTTGGTACTTTTGGTGCTGTATCTCAAGATGCAGATGATCAAATAACCGACATGGATGGTACATTTACTGCTTATAAATATGAATTAAAAGGAAATTCATCATTCGAACAAACCGTTACTTCTTCAAGAGAAAATGGTACTACTTTCTTTGAGCAAACATTAAACTTAACATTACATAAATTATCTAAAGAAGATAATAAAGAGATTAAGTTGTTAGCTTACGGTAGACCTCATATCGCTGTAGAAGATTATAATGGTAATGTTTTTGTAATGGGATTAGAACATGGTTCGGAAGTAACTGGAGGAACAATTGTAACTGGAGCCGCGATGGGAGACCTAAGCGGATATACTCTTAGCTTTTCAGCTCAAGAAGTAAAACCAGCTAATTTTGTTGACAGTCCTACTGCTTCAGATCCTTACGCTGGAATGTCTAGTGCTACTGTTACTGTGACATCTGGTTCAGATTTCTAAAATATATTTATTATATATTATTTAAAAGGGGGCAATAGCCCTCTTTTTTATTATAACAAATAGTTGTTTTTTTTATTGTATATATATGATAATATTACAAGACTCTGATAGTTCACAAACGATAAGCTTTATTCCAAGAGAATATAGTGGTTCTATTACTTATAGTGTAGATATATTTTCAGAGACAGAAAATAAAAGTGTTTATTCTCAAGATCATACAGGTGATTTTTCTTTAGTTAAGTATTATAGACAATTAAGCGCTATTTTTGATTTAAAGCAAGATAATTTTTATACTATAGAAATAACAGATCCAAGTAATAATGTGATATTTAGAGATAAAATATTTTGCACTAATCAGCAAGTATTAGATTATAGTGTAAATAATAATAATTATACTACTCATAGTAGTAATAACGAATTCATAGTTATATAATGGAAAACTTACATATTTTAAATTTATCAAATTATAATAGACCAGTAATTGTTGAAAATAAAAACAAAGAATGGATTAATTATGGTGAAGATAACAATTATTATCAATATATTATAGATAGATATAATGGTAGTGCTACAAATAATGCTATTATAAATGGTGTTGTTAATATGGTTTACGGAAAAGGATTAGATGCTTCTGATTCAAATAGAAAACCAGATGAATATGCACAAATGCGTTCTATATTTGCTAATAAAGATATTAGAAAAACTTGTCAAGATCTTAAGTTATTAGGTGAAGCAAGTATGCAAATAATTTATAAAAATGGAAAAGTTATAAAAGCAGAACATTTTCCAAGACAAACATTAAGAGCAGAAAAATGCAACGAAAAGGGTGAAATTGAAGCTTATTATTATCATCATAACTGGAGTAAAATAAAGCCCTCAGAACAACCTGAAAGAATTCCTGCGTTTGGTTTTGGTAATAAAAAAACATCAGAAGTTATAATTATTAAAAGATATGTATCTGGTTATGATTATTATGCTCCTGTAGATTATCAGGCGGATTAGCGTATGCAGAGTTAGAAGAAGAAGTAGCAGATTATTTAATAAACGAGGTTCAATGTGGTTTCTCGGGCACTAAAGTAGTAAACTTCAACAACGGAGTTCCTGATAGAGAGAAACAATTACAAGTTAAATCTGACGTTTTAAATAAGTTAACAGGAAGTCAAGGTGAAAAAGTAATTGTAGCTTTTAATAATAATGCGGAAAGCAAAACTACAGTAGATGATATTCCATTGAATGATGCTCCACAACATTATGAGTATTTATCAAATGAATGTATAAAAAAATTAATTATATCGCATAGAATTACTTCACCTCTATTGTTAGGTATAAAAGACGGTAACAGTGGTTTAGGAAATAATGCAGACGAAATAAAAACTGCATCTTTATTATTTGACAATATAGTTATAAAAAATTATCAAGAATTATTAATAGACTCTTTTAATGAGATATTAGCTGTTAATGATATTTCTTTGCATTTATATTTTAAAACTTTACAACCTTTAGAGTTTACTGAAGTAGAAGAAATAGAAGATCAAGAAACTAAAGAGCAAGAAACAGGCGTAAAAATGTCCTCAGACACTTCTAATGAGCTTTCTGATGATGTTGCATTAGATATATTAGAAAACTTAAATGGTGAAGAAATAGATGATGAATGGGAGTTAGTAGATGAAAGAGAATATTCTGAAGAAAATAAAGATATTGAATCTTGGGCTAATGATCTTATAGAAGAAAAGAAAACTTTGTTTCAAAAAATAGCAATGGCAATACCAAACTTAAAAAAAGGTAAAGGTGACTTTTCGGTATTAGATAAAAGCTATTATAAAGTTAGGTATAAATATGCTGAAAAATATTCTAGTGGAAACTCAAGAGAGTTTTGTAAAGCACTAATGAAGAGAAATATGGTTTATAGAATTGAAGATATTGATGCAGCATCTAAAAAAGGAGTAAATAAATCATTTGGACATAAAGGTAAAGCTTATGATCTATTTAGGTTTAAAGGAGGAGTTAGTTGTGGACATTACTGGAGTGAACAACTTTATAGATTGAAGAAAAAAACAAATGGTAAATACATAGAAAAATCAGATAAAATAAAAGACTTTGTAGAGGTTAATGATATACCAAAAACTTACAAAGCTAAACCAAGAGGCTGGAGAGATGCAAAAAAAGCACCTAAAGATATGGCAAACCAAGGACATCATCCAAATTATAAAAAGTAATTATGGCACAGGCATTATTTATAACAAGAAATGATTTAGTAAAATACACTGCTGTTAACGGTAATGTTGACACTGACAAGTTTATTCAATTCATAAAAATAGCTCAAGATATACATATACAAAATTACCTTGGTAGTGATTTATTTAATAAAATTAGTGAGGATATAATAGCTGATAATTTAACTGGAGATTATTTAACTCTTGTTAATGATTACGTAAAACCTATGGTAATTCACTGGGCTATGGTAGAATATTTACCTTTTGCTAGTTATAACATAGCTAATAAAGGCATATATAAAAGTTCAAGTGAAAACGCTAGTGTAGTAGATAAAAATGAAATAGATTTCTTAATAGAAAAATCAAGAAATTTAGCTCAATATTATACAGATAGATTTATTAGTTATATGCAATTTAATGCACCTAGTAAATTTAATGAATATTATACTAATTCAAACCAGGATGTTTATCCTGATAAAGATGCTAGTTTCGAAGGATGGGTATTGTAAAAAAGACTTACAAGCCAAAAGAGGCAAACGTAAAAAAATTATTAACTTATTTAAAAAGCAATAATGGCTACATTAACAAGCACGAAAATAAAAAATACTTATGATGCGTTATTAAAGTCAATAGACAATGATGCAATAGGAACAACAGCAAAACAGATCACAGATGGACTTGGAAACGTAACTCCATTATACATCTCAACAACACAAGTAGGAATAGGAGTAACACCAGAAGCAGGATTAAACCTTCACGTCTTTGGAGATGCTAAAATAGGTAGCAATTTAACAGTAATAGGAAACTTAGTAGTTGAAGGAAGCACTACAACAGTAGGAACAGATACATTAACGGTAAAAGACCCTTTAATTGTATTGGCAAACAACAACACCTCTACAGACGCAGTTGACATAGGTTTTTATGGCAAATATACTCCTTCAGGTACTACACTATACTCAGGACTGTTTAGAGAAGCTCTAACAGGTAAATATAGATTATTTAAAGATTTACAAGTTGAACCTACTACAACAGTAAATACAAGTGGAACAGGATATGCACAAGCTACTTTAATAGCTAGTTTAGAAGGAAACGTAATAGGTAATGTTACTGGAACGGTTAGTTCGTTATCTAATCACACGACAAGTGATTTAGCGGAGGGAACTAATTTATATTATACCACCGCTAGATTTGATACTAGATTCTCTAGTAAAGACACGGATGATTTAAGTGAAGGTACTACTAACTTATATTACACTACTACTCGATTTAATACTGACTTTTCATCAAAAGACACAGGTGACTTAACAGAAGGAAGTAATTTATATTTTACAAATGCTAGAGCAGATGCAAGAGTTAATTTACAAACAGGTGCAAATCTTGATTTAAGCAGTAAATCTACAAGTGATTTAAGTGAGGGTACAAATTTATATTTTACAACAGCAAGAGCTAGAGCTAGTTTTAGTGAAGGCACAGGTATAACAATAACTTCTGGTGCAATATCAATAGACTCAACAGTAGCTACATTAACAGGCACACAAACATTAACTAATAAAACTATAGATGCAGATAATAATACTATTAGTGATTTAGAAGTTGATAATTTAAAAAGTGGTGTATTAGATACTGATTTAAGTACAGTTTCTGCTTCAGATGATACGTTAGCTTCTGCTAAAGCAATTAAAACTTATGTAGATGGTCAAGTAGGAGATAACAATGAGCTTTCAGAAGTGTTAGCTAATGGCAATACAACTGGTGGAACAGATATAGCAGTAAGCTCTGGAGATGATATAACTTTTGTAGATGATAGTAAAGCTATATTTGGAAGTGATGGAGATTTAGAGATATTTCACGGTTCTGCAATTGACACAAGTTTTATTCAAATAAATGGAGATTTAGATATAAGAGCTAATACTTTAAGCTTAAAATCGTATGTAGGGGAAACAATGTTAAGAGGTTCAAGCAACGGAGCAGTAAGATTATATTACGATGGTGTTGAAAAATTTATTACAACTTCTACAGGCATTAGCGTAACAGGAGGTGGAGCTTTTACTGACAACATATCTATAGTTGGAAATGTTAAAAAATTACAATGGATAGATACACAAGGAAATTGGAAGATAGAGTCAGGTAATGGTTCAAATAAATTAGTAATACATAGTGAAAGTTTAGTTGAGGATTATCTTACAATAAAAGGAACTGGAGTTATACAATTAAATGACTATGGTTCAGGTTCTAATACAGGAACGGCTACACAAAGATTAGGTGTAGATTCATCAGGTAACATTATAGAAATACCAATAGGAGGAGGAGCAGTAGATGGAAGTGGTACTGCTAACACAGTTACTATGTGGAGTGATGCTGATACGATTACAGATGCTCCAATAACTATAAGTGGAAACAACGCAACTTTTGCAGGAACAATAGATTCTGATAATATAACAGTTGGTAAATCAGATGGAAATAATAGTTCAATATCTTTAACTGCAAATACTGGAAACTGGACATTTACTAACGTACAAGCAAGTAGAAATTTAGAAATATCTGATTCAGATGGTACTGGAACAGTTATGACTATTGATACTTCAGGAAACGTAGGAATTGGAACTGATTCGCCTGCAAGACCTTTACAAATATCAGCAGGTACCCCTGCTATAAGGTTAGAAGATACAACAGCTAACGATTATGCTGAATTAGTATCTGTGAATGGCGATTTATATATAAGGTCAGATGAAGGAAATACACAAGCAGATTCTACTATTAGGTTTCAAATTGACCAGTCAGAAAGAATGCGTATAGATAGTTCAGGCAATGTAGGAATAGGAACTGGAAGTGATGCTTTAGCAAGAAAATTTACTGTTGATTCAGGAACACAAAACATAGGTATAAAAGTAAAAAGTACAGATGCTGGTTCTACAATTTCCTTTGAAGATGATACAACAAATGGAGATAATGTTCAAATTGGTGGTGTTGGAGATGATATGTATATGGTGGCAGGTGGTGCAGAAAGAATGCGTATAAACAGTTCAGGAAACGTAGGAATTGGAACTGATTCGCCTTCAAGAGAGTTAGAAGTACAAGGGGCAGGTAACGTATATATGAGAGTAACTGCTTCAACAGATAATGATAGTGCGGCATTAGAGCTTAAGAATACACAAGAAATGTGGACTATAAGAAATGAAGATACTAATGCAGATGCTTTACATTTTAATAGTGATGGTGGCAC